CCACCCAGAGAACGATGCTTACACAACTAGCATTTGGCTTGGAGATTATGATTGCTGCGCAGGTAAGAGCTTCGAGGAATTATATCAAGGAGACAAAGGGTGTAGTGGCTGCTAAATATGAGTAAAGTAACAACAATAAAGAACCAAAATAAACTGCGTGTTTATTTAGAAAAAATTAAGAATGAGCCTGAGCCTAAACCAAATTGTAAAGCAAATAACGACACTCGGAAACGACCACGAACAAATTAACTTTGTTTACTTCGGAGATGTGTGGGAACGTTTAAGCAACGGAGAGGTAACTTATCCGGCTATGTTCTACACTTTAACGGGTGCTAATATCCAAGCAAAGCAAATAGAGTATCAATTTAGTTTGTACTTTATGGATAGGATGCTAATGGAAGAGAGCAACGAAACCGAAGTGCTTAGTGATATGACTTTGGTAGGTCAGGATATAGTAGCTCAGTTAAGATACCCCAAAGCGATTTGGGATATTGGCGATAACGCAGCTATGACTTATTTTACCGAAAGCGACCCTGACTATCTTGCCGGAGTTAAGATAGATATTACAATGCAATTACCTTACTTAAATGACCGATGCCAAGTTCCAAGCATCTATAATTATACAGAATGATAGGCAAAAAGATTAACCAATTAGCTACCGAGTTAGCTCCTGAGAGTACAGATTTAACTATTATAGGAGACCCGACAACAGGAGTAAGTAAGAAGATTACTATTGCTCAATTAGGGGCTATTTTTAGCGGTGCAGTTAGTTTCTATACTAACCTTGCATCCTTCCCTGTAACCGGAGATATTAACGTTATTTATTGTGCCAAAGACACTAAGAAACTTTACTTATGGAGTGGATCTGCTTATGTAGAGGTATTTCCATCACAAGCCTTGTTAGACACTTATCAGCTAAGAAGTGAGAAGGGTGTAAGTAATGGCTATGCTTCTTTGGATAGTGGCGGTAAAGTTCCTATCAGTCAGCTACCTAGTTCTATTATGGAATATAAGGGAACTTGGAACGCAGCAACTAACACACCTACATTAGCAAACGGAACAGGAGATACAGGAGACGTTTATATTTGTAACGCAGCCGGAACAGTAAACTTTGGAGCTGGTCCTATTACTTTTGCGGTTGGCGATTATGTGATATATTCAGGAACTATCTGGCAGCGTTCAAGCGGTGCGGTAGGTACTGTAACAAGTGTAGCTGCATCTATTACAGGAAATAGCGTTTCAATAAGTGGCAGTCCTGTAACTACATCGGGAACTTTGGCTTTTGCTTTTGCAGGTAATAGCACTCAGTATATTAACGGAGCAGGTAACTTAGTAACATTTCCAGGAATAATTAATGAAGCTCAAAACTTAATTACTGAGGTTTACAACAAGACAGGTGCAACTTTAACAAAGGGTACAGTAGTTTATATCAATGGCGGTCAAGGTAACTTGCCAACAATTACTAAGGCTCTTGCGACAGGCGATAGCACATCAGCTCAAACTTATGGAATAGTAAGAAACGATATTACAAATAATAATAACGGCTATGTAGTAGTAGCAGGTAGAATAAGCGATTTAGACACTCAGGCTTTTACAGAAGGTACTCAACTTTATTTGAGTGCAACAACTGCCGGTACTTATACAAGTACAAAACAATACGCACCTAATCACTTAGTATATGTAGGTATAGTAGTAAGGGCGCACCCAACACAAGGGGTTATTGAGGTTAAGATACAGAACGGCTATGAGATGGATGAGCTTCATAATGTAGCTGCACAAAGTCCTTCTAACAATGACGGGATATTTTGGGAAGCATCTACAAGCCTTTGGAAAAATAAAAGTATAGCAACTGTATTAGGTTACACCCCTGCAAATGCTGCAACTTATGTTCCTTACACCGGAGCAACGGCTAATGTAGATTTAGGAGCTTTTGATTTATCAAGTAGAAGTGCTTATTTAGAAGGTACTGCTTCATATCAAGCAGGGTTATTAATTAAGCAAAGAGGCTTATATAATTTTGTTACGGGTGCTTATACGCAGATTGTAGCAGATAGTGCAGTAGACTTAAATATAATACACAATCAAGCAAACACAACAAGACGCAGATATGCTTTAAGTGTTGCAGCTTTACAAGACGGAGATAGCTTTCAATATTTACTTCCAAGAGCAAATGGAACGATTGCTTTAACAAGTCAATTAACAGGCGGTACAGTAACGAGTGTAGCTGCTTTAACAATCGGAACTTCTGGAACTGATTTAAGCTCAACTGTTGCAAACGGAACAACAACCCCTGTTATTACTTTGAACGTACCTACTGCGAGTGCAACGAATAGAGGTGCTTTAAGTTCTACTGATTGGACTACGTTTAACAACAAACAAAGTGCTTTAACCAATCCGGTAACGGGTACAGGAACTACAAACTACCTACCTAAGTTTACAGGTACGAGTGCAATAGGGAATAGTGCGGTATATGATAATAGTGGAAATATTGGTATAGGAACAACAGCAGCAAACACACTTCTATCATTAGTAGGTAATCACGCAGGTGGTCAAAGTATATTGAAGATACAAACTAGCACTGCATATTCTTCAAGTGGTTTATCAAGCATTGGCTTTAATGACTCTGACGGAAGTAGGAAAGCTATTATTTATACGAACTCAAATGGCTTACAATTAGAAACAAATACTGCTACCCCAATTATTTTTAATCCTAATGGAACTACTGCATTAACATTAGCAAATGGTGGAGCAGCTACATTTTCAAGTAGTGTAACGGCAACAACGCTAACTGCAACAAGTGGTTATTCTAATTTTTACGGATTAAGAATAAGTGGCAATGATACTGATAATACAATTTATCAAGCTACGGGGGCTTTAGGTATTTCAACTGGAGGTAGTGCTATTTCTTTTAAGCCAAATCTTAGTACTGCTATGACTATTTTAGCAAATGGCTCAGTAGGTATAGGTACTACATCGCCAATATTTAGTGGGTTTGCTCAATTAACTGTTAATGGCACTCAAGGAGGTATAGCAATTCAAGGTAGTTCAACAGGATATTCAAGATTATTCTTTGCTAAAGATGATACAAGTAATGTAGAAGGATTAATAAGATATTACCATAGTGATAACAGTATGCAGTTTTTTACAAGTGCTACCGAACGTATGCGCATAACAAGTGGGGGGACAGTTTGCGTTAAAAGAACAACTTCTCCAAGTAGTGCTTATAGTATGGCAATACAAGAGGCGATAGCAATGTATGTAAATGCAAACGGAAACAATATGATTAACTTCTTTAATGCAAGTGAAACTTATGTTTCTTCTATTGTTGTTAATGCTTCAAGTGTTGCTTACAATACATCTTCTGACTACCGACTTAAACAAGACCTTAAAGACTTTAACGGACTTGATTTAATAAGCAAGTTGAAGGCATACGATTATGAATGGAAAGTAGACAAAAGCCGGTCTTATGGTGTTATTGCTCACGAGTTACAATCAGTAATTAATTACGCAGTAACAGGAGTTAAAGACGGAAAGGAAATGCAAGGCGTAGATTATAGCAAAATAGTTCCCGTACTTATTAAAGCAATTCAAGAATTAAACGATAAAATAAAATAAAAATGGCAACAACTTACAAATGGGTGGTTAGCAGTTTAGATAGCTACCCCAAAGATGCAGAAGGTTTAACAGACGTAATCTGTGTAGTACATTGGAGATACCAAGCGGAGCAAGTAGACGGAGACAAAACTTACAACGCTGAGGTTTACGGAACGTTAAGCGTAGCTTCTCCTGACCCGGCAAACTTCGTACCTTATGAAGATGTTACCTATGAAATGGTATGCGGTTGGTTAGAAGCAGGACTTGACCAAGTAGCCTTAGATGAGAACTTAGATAGCCAGATAGCAGAGCAAATCAATCCTAAGATTATATCTTTGCCTTTGCCATTTCAAAATCCTTAATATATCTTTACAAAAAAAACAATATGAAGTACAAACAACTATTACAATTAGTGAGCCGTCTTAACAACGTTATCGGCAATCAGGAAACAAAAGTTCAAAAGAAGCTTTTTAAAGTACAAGAAAAGATTAGTAAGAGCCTTGAAGATTACAACAAGCAAGTTGAGGAATTGAGATTAGACAACGCTTCGGTAGACGAAAAAGGTATTTTAATCCTTAATGAGAAAGGCGATTACAAGTTCTCAAAAGACGGAATCAAGAAGCTTACAAAAGATATTGAAGCCTTAAATGATAAAGAATTTGATTTTCAAATAATTAACGTGGTTAATCAATCTGGCTTAGAGAACTTTACTTTCTTAGAAGATTGGACTACAGGCATAGAATTTAACAAACAAGAAGAAGAAGAGTTATAAATGGCAAATAACAACCAAGCAGACCAATCAACAATAGTTTCCTTAGTAAGTGCTACTCTTAGCATAACAAGTATTCAACCACTATTCACATTGTTGGCGAGTTTGGTTGCTATTATTTCTGGCGGTATGGCTATACGCTACTATTGGAAAATGACTAAGAAACTAAAATGAGAATAATACTTTTAGCTTTATTACTTACATCTTGTGCTTCTGTAAAGAAGTTCGAAAAGAGATACGATAGCACAGGGACTACTAAGATAGACTCTGTGCATCTTACTTTTTACGATAGCGTTACCAAGATTATAGAAAAGGAGCAGGTATTTACAAAAGAGGTTACGATCTATGATACAGTCCGCATAACTAAGGATAGCGTTATAGTAGTTCCCAAAATCGTAACTAAGTGGGTGTATCAAACAAAAGAGAAGGAAACCGACAATAGTCTTATCAAAAAAGATACAATGGCCTTTAATCGCACAGAAACGGCTCAAATTTCGATTGTAGATAAAAATAAGGTAAGTACTGCCAATAACTTTTGGAAGGCTTTAATAGGGCTAATAATAGCCATTATATTAATTTTAGCTTATTGGAATAGATTATGGAAGTAAACAAAGCCGGTAGAGATTTAATAAAGCAGTTCGAAGGCTGCAAGTTAAAGGCTTACAAATGCCCGGCAGGTTTATGGACTATATCTTGGGGTTTAACTTTCTACCCAGACGGAAGGAAAGTAAAGGAAGGTGATGTGATTACGCAGCAACAGGCAGAGGAATACTTTGATGCAGTAGTTAATGACTTTGCTAAACAAGTAGATGTTCTTGTAAAATCAAATGTAACTGCAAACAATTTTTCTGCGATTGTTTCGTTTACCTACAATGTAGGGATAGGCAACTTAAAGAATAGCACTTTACTTAAAAAGGTAAATGCTAACCCAAAGGATGCGACTATTCCGGCTGAGTTTAGAAAATGGG